CTTTAACATTCGATGCAGTCGATTAAGTTAATAACTCCAACATCCTCAGCATCGGCATTGCTGTTCACTACCGAGAAGCTAATGCAAGTATATTCAACCTCGCAGATGGTAAACACTTCGCAGCCTCTCAGGCTGATCGTATAGCCTTGCAGTGGATCGATCTTCGCTCCGACAATGGTAAGCATTCCATCAACATCTGATTCGCTGCCGTAGAAGGTCTGAATCTTGCCCGTTGCATTGTGCTTGATGTCTACCACATAAGTAGCATCGGCAGGCACTACACCGAAGGTGATCCCCTCGTTACAGTAGTCTACGATTATTCCAGAATCAAAGCAAGGAGAACACACGCTCATAAGTATCGCTTTAGTATTGCGTTTACAAAGTAACGGAAACAATCTAAAAAGTCGGCACGTTCTGCGATGTTTTTACGATTGCTTTTTATGATCCCACCATTGGCATCGCATTGCACTTGCTTGGCATCGAATACAAAGCCCTTGCACCGCTTGGAGTTGGCACGAATATCCAACCGCCTGAGTGCTGCGTTGCAATCGATCCTGCTGTTGTAGTGGGTAGGGTTGGCAGGGATCATAAACTGGCTATCTGATAACCTCAACCTTCGCTTGATCTGAGTGTAGGCAGATGAGTTATCTCGCTGCTGCACTGTGCCACCCTTACCCATTGCATCGCCTGTGATCCTGATCAAGCCCATCGGAATGCTCAACGCTTCCACTGCATCGCAGAACGCATCCACGCTGCCCTTGTCGATCTTGATCTCATCCACCACTATCGCACCTCTGCCCACTTGCTGGATGACCAAAGCACAAAGTGGATTGATGTTAAAATCGACAGACACGAACACTGGCAAGTTGGGATTGAGTTGGATGCTATCATCGATGTGCCTATCATCGTTCCACTCATACAAGAACGGATTGGCTACATCATCAGCAATATCCCAATCGCCCTCAACGAATCTTTGGTATTGGATCGGTGGCAGTTCCTTCAGCGATTCAAGGTACTCAATCGGGATGTATGGGTTGTCGGTGATCTTCGATGGAATGTAACTCCACCTATCTGGCAAGGTGTTGCTGCGATACTTCTCGTAAATGATTGTCTTAACCCAATTATTCGATGGGTTGCACGTTGCCAAGCAAACGATGGGAGGCTTGCCTTGTGCCTTATTCCAACTACCGATCCTCTCCTGCACCTTGTAGAATGTTGGCTCTTGCAGTTCGTTGACCTCATCCAATCCTGCGCCATTAACTTCCAATCCCCTAAATCGATTAAGTTCTTTGTCATCGTCATAGCTTTCAGCCATAAAGATCAACTCGCTGCCGTTGTTGAATGTTACCACGTTGGTATCTCGATTCCAAGACTTGATCTTCTGGTCAAGCCCATCACTCAGCAAGCCTGTAAAAGATGGGAACGTGGTACGCTTTAAGTCGGGCAAACTCTTGCGGATAATAACCCATCTGGAGCCTGCATAGGTCAGGGCAAGGTTAGCAAGTGTCAGCAGTAGCCAGTAAGTTTTACCACCACGTATTCCGCCCCCAAACACAATAACTCTGTACTCACCATTGATGGCTTGATCAAAGGCTACTGTCTGTGTTTCGGTTAGGCGGTAACTCATTCACTGCTTCGCTCTGTGCGGATGATCACCAAAGGCTCGGTGGTTGTTATAGTGCTTTCACCGTTATTGCTCCATCTACCTCGCTGCCTATTCGATAGCCAGTGCTTCGCTGCTGCGGTGTCCGATGGTAGCTGCTTGTGCAGTTTAACGATCTCGCCATCCTTAGTTACTGCCTCCTCCACTATCGTAACTCCTAATGCTCGCTCATACATCGACCTCGCTACTTTGGCATCTGCATCCTCCTTCCCACGCATTAATGACTCTAAAAAGGTGGGATGGTCGTGCTTCCAATTATGGATTGTTGCCTCGCAGATCTCAAATGCTGCTGCTATCTGCACATCACTAAGCCCAAGCAATGCGAGATTGAATGCTCTCTCATCGTGATCAGGTGTGTAGTCTGTTGGTCTGCCAGTTTTCTTTTTCATTTTGCTCTTGCTTTGCGATACTTGTCTGCTTCCGCATAGGCGATGGCAACTGCTTGGTCTTGATTGTAACCTTCGCTTATTAACTTGCGGATGTTCATCTGAATTATCTGCTCTGTATCTCCTTGAAATAATGGCATAGCTTTAATGTTATTGACCTACAAAGATATTAAAGAATCTACAAACTGCGACTCTCGGAGCCTGTTGAGGTTATGCCCGATGTCAACCATCTTCTTGTACTGTGATGGATAGATGACCAGCCGTCTGAGTTTACCTTCAATGTACGCCATTGTTGTATAGATCTCGTTACCATCCCGATCTTCTGCATTGACTAAGATGCCGAAGTTATACTCAGGCTTGTCGGTTGGCATAATCACCTTGTTGGTATTGATAAACATCTTTAGATCTTTATGCGTTACCGCCACCGCTACATCGTACTCCCAACTTGCTCGGCTGAGATAACCGAAGTAGAAGTAGTTGCCCTCCATCATTGCATCAACGAAGATGCCTGCCCTGATTCTTGTTGTCATTGTGCTGCTGTTTTAATATCTCAAATTCTACGTGCTGATCGATAAATCTTTTTAGCTGATCAACTTCTTTCAATCCACATCGAGATGCCCATTGTGCGATCTCCTGTGCGTTCATTGGTCTTGAATCGGGAGAATCCATTAGACAAGATATTTAATTGTCTTGAAAGGCATCACATTGCTATCGTTGTAAAGGTCGATGCAGTGTTCAATGACTGTTGCTATGCTCATCATAAATGCCTCCTCTGGCGTGTCTGCTCCGTAGGCTTCATCCTTCGGTAGCCAAGTGTTATCTGATACTACTTCGCCCTCCCTGATGAATATACCATTCAGCAGAGTGCTGTTGCCCAAGTATGGCTCTGTGGTGAATTCAAGGTCGAACTCCTCACGCAGGAATGCTCGTAGGCAATCCTTGCCATTGTAGCCGATCTCTTTAAGTTTGCTCATCTCATCGTTGGTGAGCAGTAGATTAAGTTGGTTGCTGTTTAACTGTTTCATCTTGTTAGAATTGTGAATAGGTGTCGATGCGCTTCTTAACGGTGTCGATGAATCGCTCCATCATTGCTGAGTAGTAACTGTTAAAATCTGAATGACCTTCCTTGTTAGCCTCGAACAGCACGTACAAGGCTGCTCTTAATCTTTGGCTCGGTGTCTTGCTGCCCATCTCGGCAGCATCGATCTTCATTGCTTCAAGTAGCTGTTCATCGTTGTAGTTGAACTGCTCGCCCTTGAATGCCATCACACCCACACCACCCATCCAATGATTCATAAGTTCGGTCATCTGCTCTGGTGAAAGTTCCTGAGTGCCGATGCTGATCTTGATGGTCTTATCTCGCCTCGTTGCCACCGATTCGATGGCGCAAGGTATGGTCATTAACTTTGTCATTGTGCTGCTGCTGTATTACGTTCATTAGGTATTTCTTCACTATCTCCCTGATGGCTTGCTTATGGCTGGCAGGCACTCTAAATGTGATGTTTTCGGTCTGCTCTCCATACTTAGACTTCGTGCCTGCATTCGCCCTGTAACCACCCCTTGCTTTTTTACTGACTTCCATTTCACAAAGATAGTGATTATTTGATTATGTATTGCAAGTGGGCAGTTAAATTTAATCTTGATCTTCTTCGTCTTTTACTAACTCATAACCATCCCGATAATTTAGAATATTCACAGTTCCAAATTTATGGCATAACAATGTTAAACAGCCCGTATCTTCTAATACAGTAAACTTATCTCCATAGCTTGCGCCTTTTAACCAACAAATTAAAACATCTCCTTTATTAAAACGTGCAAATTCAGCTTTGTTAAATTCTTTAACATTAGTTTCCATAGCGTTAGGGTTCTTTATTGGTTTATTCTTTTGAATCCAAAATTCTCAGGCATCTCTGTAAAGTCTAAGCCTGCATTGGACATCAACTTCATTGCATCGAGTGTGATCTTTGCGTTGGCTATGATCTTATCGGATATGCCTATGATAGCATCAGCCCTTTTAGATTCCGATTCGATTTGCTCGTTGGTAAGTTCTTCGTCATTCAATCGCTCCAGTGCTGCGAATAGATGATCATTGAGGTCAGTTAATTTGTTCTTTGCCATTTTTTAAGGTTTTGATTTTTCTTCTTATTTTGATTTGCAGTCTTTTTGCTTCTACGATTTCTGGCAACTGCCTTGATACCTCAACTGGTATATCGTAACGGGTTGATAGCACATCCCTGATGTAACAATCTTGTAGTTCTTCTCGATACTTTTTTTTGAAGTGAACTCGCATCTTGCTCAGTTTTTCTTTATTGTCAGGATTCGCCCGATAGTCTTTTGAATACTGCAACTTGTATTCTCTGTTATCTTGATAGTGCTTGATTGCTCTTGGCTTCGCCTGATTCCTTCCACAAGGTTTGCAGTAGTTACCGATTCTGTGCTTGCCCCTTACCTTGCTGAAGTAGGTTGGATATTCTGCGACTTCTTTGTTCTGTTTGCAGATTGGGCAAACCTTATGCGTGAATGGGAATTGATTAGTTGTTTCGCTCATTTGCTTTTACTTTTCAGATTAAACACAATGAACCTAATCTTCTCATCCCTTGTCAGGTGATCGAGTTTGGGAAAGTGATGCGATAGTTCGGCATCGGTTAATTGATTGAGTTTAACTAATAACATCAGGCTCTTTGGAGTTACCTCAACAGATTGGTCAGAATGGATTATCGTCATTGAATTGATTGGATTGGAAGTTAAATGCAGATGATGCGATTGGCACTGGAAGGTAAGAACTCATTGGCTGCTGATTGGCATCGTAGAAGTTGGTAATGGTTTCGTTATTCCTGAACTCCACAGTTCCCGTAGATCCCTGCCGATGCTTTTCAAATAGATAGAATGTTTCATTGGTGTATGGCTTGCCGTCATCATTGGATAGGTTGTAGTATGATGGACGATAAACGAAGCACACCGTATCGGCATCCTGCTCCAATGATCCTGATTCTCTGAGGTCGGATAGCATTGGCTTCTTGTCTGCCCTTTGCTCAACTTGTCGATTAAGTTGGCACAGTGCAATGATTGGGATGGCAAGTTCTTTCTGTGCTGCCTTTAGCGTTCTGCTGATCTCTGCTACTTCTGCCTCCCGATTACCACCCCTGAAGCCTTCCAATGTCATTAACTGCAAGTAGTCAATTATTACCCATTTGCACAGCCCCTTTCTGACTTGCTGCCTAATTACCCTGATGGCTTCGTGAACTCCGCAGCGAGGCTTGTCGTAGATGGTGAATGGCATCTTTTCAACTTCGCCAATAGTCGATTCAAAAACGTGAAGTTCTGGTTGGTTAAGGCTGCCATCCCTTAATCTTTTGGAGTCAATGCTGCCCGTTGCATTTTGCAGGATCAATCGCTGACAAAGTTGTGATGGATTCATTTCAAGGTTGAAGTAGATCCCTGCTTCTTTGGATTGAATGCCATGAAATAATGCCAGTGCAGTCTTGCCCATTGATGGTCTGCCTGCCAATATGATAAATTCAGGCTGCCATCCACCGGTGAATCTGTTGAGTGCAGTAAGCCCTGTGTTGACTCCGCTTGTCTTGCCTTGCCGATTTAGTTCCTGCCGTCTGAAGTATGCCTCCCGTTCATCCTTGACAAGATCGGCAGTGGTGATGATATTGGAAACGGTCATACCAGTGTCCATAAGTTCATTCAGTCGCTTGACCATCTCCGATGCTGTAACCTCTGCATCGTGCCGATCATAAAGACCTATTGACTCCTCAGTGATTATCTGATGGATTTGAGATTTAAGATAGGTATTTCTAAGTTCAAGAAGGATGGCTTCGTGAGGCTCAAAGAATCCTGATGTGATCTTGTCAAGTGATTTGCTGATTGTGATTATATCGGCAGTGTCCAGAACTTTGGCGATCTTATTCTCTT